CAAACAAACAAAAACCAACCCCCAAACCCCCCCGGGCGCGGCGCCCCCCCCACCCGCCGCGCCACCCAACAAACGCACAGGAGCAACCCATGCACCCCACCCCAACACTCGAAAGCATGATCACCGCCCTCTGCGACGGCACCCCCCGCATCCGCAAACTCGACGACGGCACCCCCACCGTCATCCAAGAAATGCCACTCCTCGACCAACTCCGCATCGCAATCACCGACAGGAACGGAACAGGCCGCAGCGGCAAAAACAAAAACACCGGCGCAATCTGCAACCTCGACGCAATCGAACTCGAACACGACATCCGCAACCGCACCACACCACACACCACCACCCCCAACCCCACGCTCAAACAAACCGTCCGAGAATGGGCAACCAACGAAAACCGAACCGTCGCAACCATCTACGCGCAGGAATGGATCCGCCGCATCCGAACCCTCAACCACACCACCGTCCACCTCCACAACACCCCCTGCCCCCGATGCAAGAAAGCAACCCACACCCGCCAACTCACCGACGGCACTACCAAAGTAGACGACGCGCTCGCTATCATCGTCCGCCCAGAGGAACAGCCCTCAACCCGAGTCATGACATGCTGCGGAGCCTGCGGCTGGGCCGAGATCGGGTATGAAGCAATCAAGCGCCTCGCCCACTTGCAAGCTGCGGAAATTTTCGTAAAATAAAAGTTATCGGGCACAGCTGTGCCCAAAGCCCCCCGGTAACCGTCAGGTGCCGGGGGCTTTTTTATTCCCAAAGAGGTGAAAATGCAGATACTAATCGCCTTTTTGCCGCCATAACCGGCACAAACCTGACAGTTACTGCTTCCGCACTGACGTTCAAAATAACGGCGTCACGATTCTTCACCACAATCCTTGCAGGAGTGATGAGTTTCGCAACAGCCCTTGTAACGCTATGCCTTGCCACGACCTAGAGGAAACGCAATGCACACACGACGCCTCACGGAAGAAGACCGTGAGAAGGTGCTGGCACTGATTTCAGATTGTTACCCAGGTGCCAGCGAAATAATCTTTGAGCAACAGATTTTTGACGACAAACAAGTCGTTATTGTCGTGACAGTAACCTCATCTGCACCCCACCCCGTTATCTAGGGAGGACACAATGTGCCGCAGAGACTTCACCGACGAAGAAGCCGAGAAAATCTTCAAAACACTCCACGAACGATTCCCTGACGAATGGGACGTCGACATCAGCTGGGGACAAGCAATCTTCGACACCGAAGGCTACTTCGAACTCACCATCTCCAAGGCGCAACTCCGCGCCATCATCGGAAGCAGGTGCGACTGTGACCAAGTACAGTGACCGCACATACCGCAAACGTGCAGCCGAACTGCGCAAGGCAACCAGCGACGGAGGCTGGCCCTGCCACCTCTGCGGCAAGCCAATCGACATGAGCCTGCCCTACCTGCACCCGATGGCTTTCACCGCCGACCATCTTGATGCCATAGCTAACGGCGGCAACCTGCTCGGCGACCTGGCGCCAGCACACCGACGATGCAACAGCCGACGCGGACGCAAACGACTCGCACACCAAGTGCGAGCACCAAAGACCACGCAAGCATGGTGAGTGGTTCAAAAAGTTTTTTATTCAACGACAACGAAACGGAATTGGTTTTCAGATGGAAACGAAATGGGAAACGTACCCCCGGGGGTTACCCCCTATGGGGTCAAGTTTCCCCCTTCGGTCATAGTGACATCCCCCCGCGGGCTCTGAAACCCAAAATTTCCCGTTGAGAGGGGGCTCTGTGGCTGAGAAAAAAGGCCGCATCCTGGCTCCCTGCGGGACTACGGCGGCGGCGAAGCGTCACCGTCGCCGGGGTGAGGCTCCTTGCCCGGAATGTCGGGCGGCGGAGCGTGCCGCGTCGAAGGCTGCGCGCGATCGTAAGGCTGCGGAGCGCCCGGCTCGGGTGGCTGGGCAGGCGGCGGCTGGTGCTCCTGTTGTCCAAACCGTTGGACAAAGCGGCTCCGTGGTCGTTGAGCAGATGGTCGCCTATGGTGCGACCCGTGAGATTCCTGTGCCGACGCATGAGGACCCGCTGGAGTCCGCGCGGTGGCGCCTCTACCGTGCCCGTGCGGCTCTGATTGTTGCTGGGCCTCGTGATGTGGCGGCTCTGCTGAACGCTGAGCGTGAGGCTGTGGCTGACATCGCGAAGCTGAGTGAGGCAGTGAAGCCGAAGATGAGCGCACTTGATGAGCTGGCGGCTCTTAGGCGACGACGTATCGAGGAGGCACAGGTCGCCGGATAAGGAGGTGAGGCTCTGTGACTGAGACGACTCAGCTGATGGGGTCTCAGACTCCTCGCATTGACGTAACACCACTTCACGTTAGCTCTGCAGGTGATGAAGCGGTTGCTGTGGCAAAGATGGCAGGTCTTATCCTTGACCCCTGGCAGGAATATGTGCTCCGTGGTTCGCTGGCTGAGCGTCCAGATGGGCGCTGGCAGGCTTTCGAGGTTGGGCTTATCGTTCCTCGACAGAATGGCAAGGGATCCATCCTTGAAGCGCGTGAGTTGGCGGCAATGTTTTTGTTTGGCGAGAAAGTCACGCTGCATTCGGCGCACCATTTCAAGACTGCTGCCGAACATCATCAGAGACTTGAGTCTTTGATTCGCAATAGTGAACTGGTTGAGTACATGCAGGGGTACAGCGGTGACCCCCACGGGAAGATTCCTGGCATTAAAACTGGCAACTCTGGCATGTCTTTCACGGCGGCGAATGGTAATCGCATCCTTTTTGCGGCGCGTAGTAGCGGCTCCGCGCGTGGATTCACTGCGGACTTGGTTGTTTTTGATGAGGCGTTCGATTTGTCGAGGTCGGCGCAGGCATCTATGTTGCCGACGCTGGCATCAAAAAGTTTGCATCAATCCCCACAGATCTGGTACACGAGTTCTGCGGGGATGCCGGATTCTGAGGTCTTGAAGGGGATTCGAGATCGAGCTCTTAGCCCTGAGAAAGAGGAGAAGCTGGCGTTTTATGAGTGGTCAGTTCCATCTGAGGCGGACCCGGCAGACCCGAAGAACTGGGCTTTAGCTAACCCGGCTCTTGGGTACCGAATAAGCCCCGATTATGTCGCTTCGGAGCGGTTGGCGATGAGCGATGAGCATTTCAAGCGTGAGCGCCTTGGTATCTGGTCGAAGGTTGGCTCTTCTTCGGCTATCCCCGCTGATTTCTGGGCTCAGTGTCTCGATGAGCAGTCCCGTGCTGGTGTGGAGATAGCTTTTGGTGTCGATGCGACGCCCTTGCGTGACGTGGCGACGATTGCCTTGGCTTCTCGTCGGGCTGACGGGAACATCCATATTGAGGTTGTTGACAGGCGTGTGGGAACCGATTGGGTTCCGCAGCGTCTAGAAGAGCTGAAGCGGAAGTGGCGACCTGTGGCTATGACTTACGCGGCGGGGTCGCAGACGACGGACGTAATTTCATCGTCGCCGAAGACTAAGCGGATGATGCGAGGTCTTGACCATCGTACGTATCAGCAGGCATGCGGCGGATTTTATGAGGCGCTTGGTCGCGGTTCGGTTCGGCATACCGGTCAGGAGGAGTTGGATGCTGCTGTGCAGGCTTGTCGACGCTCTAAAGGCGGTAGTGAGCTATGGAGTTGGACGCGTGATGATCGAAGCCAGGATATTTCGCCTTTGGTGGCGTGCACTCTTGCGCTCCATGGACTAACTGAGAAGGACAAGAAGGGAGGCGGTGCCGGATGGGCCGTATTGTAAAGAACCCGGGTAAGTGGGAGAGCTACTACAACGGTGAGCACCGCCTGGATGCTATCGGCGTGTCCCTGCCGCCTGACGTCCGCGTTCTCGAGATGCAGGTTGGCTGGCCGAAGTTGGCTGTGGACGTGCTCGTTGAGTCTTTGGTTCTTGATGGGTTCTCAATTTCGCGTCATGGCGGTCAGGATGAGGCTCCTGAGCAGCTGAACCGCATCCTGCAGGCGAACAACTTCCGAACCAAGCTAACTCTGGCGCTGACGGAGGCTCTTGTCTCCGGCGCGGCGTTCATGGTCGTTGGTGGCGGCTCTGACCCCTCTATCCCGCACATTTCCGTGCACGCTGGTGATGAGTTTGAACTGCGGAGGGACGCTACGGGCCGCCTGGTCCAGGCTACCCAGACTTACCGTGACGGTCTGGATACGTACCAGGCTGTTTATGAGGTCGGCGTGACGCGTTTTTACGCGCTTCGTGACGGCTTCGAAGTTCTCACCCATATTGATGAGCACGGCTTCGATGGTATCCCCGTGATTCCCTTTGTGAACCAGATTCGCCTGGGTGAGGAAGGTCGAAGCGAGATTGAAGAGATCCACAAGTTGTGTGATGCGGCGGCGCGAACGCTGACGAATCTGCAGGTGGCTCAGGAGCTTCTGTCCATGCCTGTCAGGTTTTTGTTCGGCGATGGCGTTGAGGAAATGTTCGTCGACGAGGACGGGAACCCGCAGCAGAGCCGCCTGGAAGCGTATTTCGGCAGGTTCCTTGTCGGCCCGTCCGGTGCGCAGACCGGCTCAGTACCGGGTGCAGACCTCACCCAGCTATTGAACACGTTCAAGACCTACGCACTGCAAGTGTCCTCGCAGACTGGCATCCCCCCTTTCATGCTGGGAGTCTCGACAGAGTCGAACCCGGCATCTGCGGAGGCGATGCGTAGCGCTAAGGACCGTCTGATTACTAAGGCGGAGTTGAAACAGAGCATTTTTGGCGACGCAGTAGAGGATTTGGCGCGGTGTGTCCTGGCAGTTGCCGGTGTGGACACCGAGGGACTGGAGACGCTTGAGGCGCGCTGGCGTGACCCTGCGGTTATTTCGCTCAGCTCTCGCAATGCGTTGATGCTGCAGGCGCAGGCGCAGGGCGTTGTCTCATCTGAGACGGTGCGTGAGTTTATGGGCTTGTCACCGGAGCAGTTGAAGCGTGACCGTGCGCTAGACCAGCGGCTCGCTGTCTCTCTTGGTGACCCTGTCGCTGACGAGTAGGAGGCGACATGCTGGATGACGTTACGAAGGCGTATGTAGACGCGCTCGCCTCAATTGGCGGTGCGTTTGTGGAGGCTTTCACTGATCTACTGTCTGCGTTTGACCTGTCAGACCGGGCATCAGCTGAGAGGCTGGTTCCTGCGGCGCACCGTGTAATTCAGCGGCACCGCCTCCAGGCGGTTAAAGCTGCCAATGACTATCTGGACACGTCTGCGGCGCCGTTTGGTGCGCTCGCGTACCACCCCACGCCTGAACCCTATACAGTTCAGGCAGTCAGGAAGCTGTTTCGTGAAAATCAAGCAGCAACACCTGAGCAGCTGGCTGCTGCGGCACGGCGTCACGTGGTGATGGCTGGCCGCAGGCAGGTGATGCGGTCTGTCCTGGATGCTGAGTTCGATGAGTTTGCGTCTGATGATGAGCGTGAGCGGCAGAAGCGTGGGTCGGTCACGCTGGAGGGCTTCGAAGAGGCTCTGGCGGCGGTGAATGAGTCAGCTGATGAGGTTCTGCGTCGGGCAGATGCAGAGGCAGAGGACGTATCCGACGTGCAGGATGCACCGAGGCTCCGCCCTGTTGGGTGGGCGCGGGTGCTGCAGGGGCGCTGGTCATGCGGGTTCTGCATCATGCTTGCCGCGCGCGGCGCGGTCTACAGCACTGCTGACGCGGCACAGCTCGTGGCCGCTGAAGCGGGGAAGAAGTCCCGTGAGGGAGGTTTCCTCTCTCGTCGTGCGAGGACGGAGCTGCGGAAGAAGAATCCGCGCGCGTTCCATGAGCACTGCGACTGCATTGTGGTGCCTGTTTTTGATCCTGAGAATTGGTCGGGGCGGGCGGAACAACAGCGGTTGCAGGACTTTTATCAGAGGGTGATGGCGGCGGAGGATTCTAAACTCCGTGCTGACCCTGAGAACTACAAGCCCGTGAAAGTGGCGACGTTGCTCGACAGGGCAGTCGCTGTAGAGAAGGCGGCAGGTCCGTCGAAGGAGGAATAATGTCCACTACTGAAGCGCCTCTGAATGAGGTCACCGAGATTGAAGAAGCCCCTGCTGTGCAGGAGGAGTCTTCTACTGTTCCTCCGTGGGAGCGTGACGGTGAGACCTTTGACCCTGAGCGTGCATGGAAGCTGATTCAGAATCTGAAGGCTGAGCTGGCAACTGCGAAGGCTAAGCAAGCTGAAGCCCCTGAATCTATTGCTACTGAAGAGCCTGCGCCGGAACCCGAAGCTGAGCCCGCTGAGTCTGAAACCTCTGAGTCGCAGGATGGTTCAGCCGTTCAGATTGCGTCCCTGCAGGCTGAGCTGGCGCGAGTCAAGGCGCTCGCCGCAGTCGGCCTTTCCCAGGACTTCGCGCCCTTTGTGCCGGGCGAGACTAGCGAGGAAATCGAGAAGAACCTTGCGACTCTGCAGGGGCTTATCAATGATGCCGCGAATGAGAAGACCGAGGCGGTCCTCAAAGCGGATTCGAAGAGCCGAGGCATGGCGCCAAACCCCGCACAGCACGCGGCACCGGCACGTGACGTTTATGAAGAGGCCGCAGAATACATTTTCGGCCGATAAGCCTACAGCCCCTCTTACCTCAAGAGGGGCTTTACCTATACCTAATTGGAGGAATAAAGAATGAGTGCAACTGCTACTCTTGACGTTTTTAAGCGCGGCGGCATCCTGCCTCAGTCGTACGCGCGTCAGATTATTGCTCGCGCAAACGAAGCATCTGTAGTGCAGAAGCTGGCGAAGTCGGTACCGATGCCGATTACTGGCACCAGCATTTCCGTGCAGACCTCCCAGCCGCAGGCTGGCGTGGTCGGCGAGGGCCAGCTGAAGCCCGTGACTAGCATGGGCCTGACCACCAAGTCGATTAAGCCGATCAAGGTCGCCGCTGTCATGTATTGGTCGAAGGAAGCGCGCGAAGCTGACGAGGCGGGCTACCTGAAGGTCCTTGAACAGCAGGCAGCAGCTGCAATTACTCGCGCTTTTGACCTGGCTGTGCTCCATGGCAAGAGTGCCCTCACTGGCCAGGAAATCGCGGGTGTCGAGTTCGTGAACCAGACCACTAACCGTGTCGAGTTGGGTAGCTCTGCGAAGGACAAGGGGGGCATCTTTAATGAGCTGATGGCAGGTACCGACCTGGTGAACCTGAACGCCGATTTTGACTTCGACGTGGACGGTTTCGCAGCAACCCCTGAGCTCCGTTCTCGCCTCTACACTGCGACCGACACCACCGGTCGCCCCCTCTACAGCGACACGATTGACCTGAAGGCAGGCCTCGGCAATGTGATGGGCCTCCCCGTTGCCTATTCCCGCGCGGTTTCTGGCAAGGTCGGCGCCGCCCCTGACACGAAGGTCAAGGGCTTCGCAGGCGACTGGAGCACCCTGCAGTACGGCTTTGTCGACAAGCTGACTCTCCGATACACCGACCAGTCGACCATCGTTGATAGCGGCACTACCGTTCACCTGTGGCAGCAGAACATGGAAGCCATGCTGGTGGAAGCCCAGTTCGGCTGGGTCTTCACCGACAAGAGCGGCTTCGTCGCATTTGAAGACAAGGTCGCTGACAAGTAATCAGCTACTGACGTTGAGGAGGAGACATGAGTGAGATGCTTACTATCGCGTCCGTTGAGGATGTGAAGAACGCTCTCCGCCGCGATTTCCGTGGAGATGAGGAGTCTCATGTCTCCTCCTTGCTGGCGAAGGCGGAGAACCTGATTCGTGTCCGCTATCGCCGGCTCGACGAACTGACCCTGGACGAGGTTATATTCGACCTGGTCAGGAATATTGAGGCTGAAGCTGTAGCCCGTGTGCTCCGCGCGGATGACGGCGGCATCTACCGCAGCGAGACCGAGGACGGCTACTCGTACCAATTGAACTACATGGTCGCATCTGGTCTTCTGGACATTCTGGAGAAGGACTGGAAGAACCTCGCACAGGCGACAGGCTCCGGCAGGTTCCGGACCGTCGCCCCTGCAACTGATGGCTATGCTGCGGCGCGGTATAGCGGGCGCGTTGCGGCGGGGCCGTGGCAGTTCCAGTACGGGTGGCCCGGACAGGATTCGATTTCGTGCCGCCGCTACCTCTAGGAAGGAGCGGAGGATATGAGCCGAATCCGTAAAGGTCTCCATACCGTCATCGTCTACCCACGCACCCGCACTACGGACGCGTATGGTGACGTCGTGGAGACGCGAGGGGCAGGTGTACCTGTCCAATGTAACGTCCAGCCGTCAAGCGCGAACGAGATTCTTGACATGCCTGGCGGTCTGACCCCAACCACGGTGTATCGAATCAAGTACTGGCCGCAGGAGCATGACGGAGCGCCGTGGCCTGGTACCGCAGATTCTCTCATCGAGATTGACGGGCAGAAATTCGAACAGCGCAGCGAGCCGCAAATCTCCAGGATGTCCACCACTACGGGGCATATCAAGGTGTTTGCGGCCGCGTACGCACCGAGTGAGGCAGGTGAAAAACATGTCTTGGGTTGAAGCTGATATTGAGCTAGAGGTGGCGCGGCAGGCATCGCGCACTCCTGAGTTCGCTGCAGCCGCCCGTGAAATCCAAGCGGCTGCAAAGGCGGCCGCTCCCAAGGATACCGGCGCGTTTGCGGCATCAATCGTGATGACCACACGCGTTACTCCTCGAGGAGTCCACGACAGAATCATCACTTCGGTTGATGACGCTGCTGTGCCTATCGAGTTTGGATTCACCAGCCCGAACGGAGAGCGAACCCCTGGGCATCACGTCTTCGGCAAGGTCGCTCATGCCTTTAAGGACCGCTGATGAAAACTATTGACATTTCAGCCATCGCTCAGAAGGTCCTCTCAGCATTGCCGGGGGTGGCTGTCTCTGGTGGGGCAACCACGCAGACCCTCAGCAAGCTCCCCGCGTGCATCTGGGAGGTCGTGTCTGCATCACCTGCGGTGGGGTCCCCCAGGATGGGGCACGCCGTGGAGGCGGTCGTGAACGTGCACGTCTATGCGCCGACTCGCGCCGAGTCGATGCGGCTCTGTGGGGAAGCGGTACAGCTGCTCGAGACGGCGCATACTCTCGGACCGATTGTGGATGGCGCCTATGTGGCGCGGTGCTGGGTGGAGGCTGAGCCTATCCTCGCAGGTAGCCACACGCTCCACTCTGCCCATGTAACCGAAACCCGAGCAACCGTGCGCATCGTTGCACGTGGCTCAACCAGCATTTAGGAGGTGGCCGACCTTGGCCAACGTTCTTGAAGATTCGAAGCTTTTTTACACTTCTTTCACTCATGTCTTTGTCGCTCCGCCGGAGACCGAAGCACCCGATCTGACCAAGTTTAAGTTCGGCACTCCCAGCACCTACGGTAGCTGGGTGTGGATTGGCGATACTGACGAGGAAGAGCCGCTCAAGACTAACATTGACGGCGGTGACATCGAATTTTTGCGTACCGCGGACCGTGTCAAGGCTCGCTCGAAGCGAGCTGATGTGACTCTCACTGGCACCATCAAGGCACTTAGCGTTGACCGTACAGTGTTTGACCTTGCTTTCGCTGGTGGCACTTATGACCAAGCCAAGAAGTCGTACAAGGTGAAGGCTAAGACGCTAACCGCAAATAAGGCCATCATGGCTGTGTTCGAGGATGGCAAGACTGTCGCAGCTCTCCGTTTTCCGAACACTGATATCGGCGGTAAGTACCCTGAGTTCGGCATTAGCAAGTTTGCATCGACGGATCTCGACTTTGGTATTCTGACCGACCGTAATGGAGACACTGTCGAGATTTTCGAGCCCCGCGCTGTCACTGCCTAACCCCCTGATTGAGAGGACACCTTATGCCTAAGAAGGTTGCAGAGCCTGTAGTTGATCTGCCCCAGTTCACTGAGCTTGATGGCCATGAGCTGCTCATCGCTCCGTGGGAGCTGAAGACCGGTCAGCGAACCCGTCTCGCTGGTCGCTTGAACGTGATTCGACAGCTGTCGGAGAAACACGGTGAGGATTCACTGGAGGCGATGGATGGCATCGCTGATTTGATGGATTATGTCTCCGAGCATTACGCTACGGACCCGGATGCGTGGGAGGATTGGGCGCGCGACAAGCAGCTCGATGTTCTCGTGACGCTCGTGGGTGCGTACATGCAGGCCTCGGGAAAATCTCAGCCCTCCTCGAATCAGCAGTAAAGTACCCGGCGCTTGACCTGGAGCTACAGCTCTTAGGGGTCGATGTTGAGTCTATCGATTCAGCCCGCGCGTTGCGGGTAGCGCTGGCTGCTGTTGAGAAGTTGAAGCGCGACCCGAACAGTCTGTGGCGGGCGGAGCTCCTGGGCAACCCTGATCTGGTTGGTTGGGGTGTCCAGGAGTTCCTGTCTGCTGGGCTGATCAATATCGCCCGCGCGATTGCGAAGGGCGGCAAGCTGAGCAAATCGGAGCAGGTGGCTGTCCCGCAGCCGAAGAAAAAGAAAACGTCGTATGCCGTCAGGGTGGGTCCTGGCGGCATTGATTTTTCCGGCATCAAGGCGATTCTAGGAGGGGGATAAATGGCTAAGGTCGGTATCCGCGTCTACCCGAACACGTCCAGGTTCCGTGGAGATTTGAAGCGGTCACTGGACCGAATCGAGAAGTCGACAACGGCAAAGGTCACCGTGGTGCCGGTGCTGGATCGGAAGGCTATGGGGCGTCTCCAGCACGCTCTGAATGGTCTGACTGCTACCGTGTCGGTGGACGTGAACGTTCAGCAGGCTCTGCATCAGCTGGATAACCTGTCCGCGGAGAAGATCGCGAAGGTCTCTGCTGACGCTGATGTGGAGCAGGCGCAGCGTGCGTTGAGGAAGCTGGAGGAGGCGCGAAAGTGCACGGTTAATGCTGATGCGGACACAGGTGCGGCTGCGGCGAAGCTGGGGGCGCTGGCTCGTCCTCGCGTGGCGGTGATTAGCCCGGTCATTAACTCGTCTGCGGCCGCCACGGCGGCATCTGCGTTGGCGGCGCTCTCTGGTGGGCGTGTTCTTGGTGACGCGGTTTCGAATGTGCGGGAGTTCGCGTCGAATCTGGATCGTTTGACGCCTCGCATTGCGGCGACTGGTGCTGCGTTGGCGTCGATGTCGTCTGTTGGCATTGTTGCGGCGCAGAATATTGCTGCGGTGGGTGCGTCGCTGGTGTCGATTGGCCCGGCGGCGTTGGCATTGCCCGGCATCTTTGCGGGCTTTGCCACCGGTTTGGCGGCGTCTGCTGACGGCTTGCAGAACATTCTGCTGGCGATGGACGAAATCGGCGGCAGAGGCTCCTTTATGGACGCTCTTCGAGACGCACGATATGAATTCGGGCAGGGGTTCTGGGCGACTGCGAAGGCCGGGCTGGCTGATCTGGTCGCTAACGGTGTGAACCCGTTTTTTGACGCGTATAAGAATTTAGGACCTGTTGTCGGTTCATTCTGGGGGGAATTTTTCCGCGGAATGTCGCAGGGCATTACTGCTATTGGTGGTATGACCTCACTATTCGCGCCGTTGCGTGAATCTTTTGCTATTGCTGCCGCTGGTGCGGCCCCGCTGGCTGAGGCACTTGTACGGATTGGTGCGATTGGCGGAGCATATTTGCCGTCGATGGCGGAAAGCTTCACCCGTGCCGCTAACGCGTTTGCGGAATGGTCGGCGTCAGCAGACGCCGTGACAGCAATTCAGAACGCTGTCACCGTTGCAGGTGACCTGATGAGGGTCCTCAGTGGCGCTGCCGGGGTTATCGGCGCTATCGGTACCGCGGCGTTGGCGGCGGGAGGCTCGCCGCTGAAGGCTGTTGCTGACGGGCTGCATGGTGTTGCGGGCGCGCTGAAATCTGTGGAGGGGCAGAACGCCCTGGTCGCAGTCTTTGAATCTGCGCAGAGGGCGATGTCTAACCTCGCTCCTGGCATTGGGGAGATTGGCAAGGGCCTAGCAGAGCTGGCCCCGTCGCTCGGCTCGGCGATGGAAAACGGGGCGGCGGCTGTCGGGGGTCTGGGCGAGGCTATCGGCAAGATTATGCAGAACCCTGCGGTTGGCGCCGGCATCAAGATCATGTTCGGTGGTATCAAGGCCGCGATGGATGCTCTAGCTCCCGGCTTGGAAGCGATGGCTCCTGTCTTTGGGGCGCTTGGCGAGGCGGTCGGGGCGATTGCTCAGACCTTGGGCACTGTTTTTGGTGCCGCGTTGCAGGCTGTTGCACCGATGTTGCAGGTGATGTTGCAGATGGTGGTTCCGCTGGCGCAGAGCCTGGGGCAGATGCTTGTTCCGGTGATTCAGCAGCTCGCGCCGGTGTTCACGCAGATTGCAGTGGCTCTGATGCCGGTGGTGCAGGCTCTAATTCCTGCGCTGATGGCGGTGTTCCAGGCTCTTGCACCTGTGATTGTGCAGATTGTGCAGGCGCTGGTGCCGCTGGTGGTGCTGTTCGCTGAGCAGCTAGTGAAGGCTCTGAATTTTGTGACGCCGTTGATCCAGGCGCTTGGCCCTGTATTCGTGGAAATTGGTAGCGAAATCGTTAGCGTAATTCAGACGGTTACTGCCATTTTCCAATGGATGGCTGACATGACGGATAAGTCACTGGCAGCGTTCGGTGCGGCATGGCAAATCGGCACGCAAGCAGTCGGAGCGGCAGTTAACTGGATTGTTACCTCGGTTGGCAAGCTATTCGCCGCAATCAGCTCTACCATCGGCAACATTGCCCAGGCAGTCAGTGCAGGCTGGAATGCAGCTGTCAGGTTCGTATCCGCGGGTGCGCAGGCTGTCTGGAACACTGTCTCTGGCGCGTTCTCTCGCCTTGGCGGCATTGTTGGTGACGCTATGGGCGCAGTCGGCAACGCAATTTCTACTGGTATTTCTCGCGCGGTCGGGTTCTTCGGAAACCTGGGACGCGGTGTCATCAATTCTCTCTCTAACCTGGGGCGAAACATGTGGACGCTGGGACACAACCTCATGGTTGGTTTCATCAATGGCGTTGCCGGGCTCGGTCAGAGGCTGATTGATGCTGTACTGGGGCCTGTGCGTGGCGCAATCGATGGTGCGAAGCACCTTCTAGGTATTCATTCCCCGTCAAGGGTCTTCCGCCAGATCGGTGTATTCACTGGCGAGGGCTTTGTCCAGGGTATTTCTGCGATGGAGTCTGCGGCGCAGTCGAGCATGCGTGATTTGGTGGCTCCTCCCGAGGTGCCGGCTATCGCGTCTGTGGCTGCGTCTACTGCCTCTATCGTCCCTGCCGCGGCGACTGGCGTGTCTGCCGCGGCGGGTGGTGTGAGTACGTCAGATGAGGCGCTTATTCAGATCGCGGAGGCGCTGTCTCAGCTGCAGGCTGTGGGTCCGCGCGACTTCCTGATGATGCAGCGTCGTGCTGAAAGGATGGTCTAATGTCTGGTTGGATTGGCACGCTAGGCGCGCTATCTGAGGTGCTCTGGAAGGTGTCGCTGAGTGAGAGCACGCCTGCACGTTTTGCGTTTCAGCAGGCGGCGGGGAGAAGGTGGGCGTTTTTAGCGTCCCCAACTCCTCGCCGCAGCTGGAGCGTTGAGGTGAAGGGCACGCAGGAGGACACCCGCGCATTGGCTCAGTTGGCGCATACGGCACCGAGCGAGCCTCTGGTGTGGGTGAGCGAAGCTGCGGCGCTGACCAATGTCCTCACCCCGGCGCAGTCTCTCATGGTGGGGATTAGTAATCGTGGTGCGATGGTGACCTCTGACGGGTCTGTGGCTCTGTCATCTCTGGGCGGGGTATCCCGTGTGGTGGCGGCTGACCGTGTCCCTGTGATGCCGGGCAAGCCGTTCACAGCCGCCGTGGAGGCGGCTGGTAACGGCGCGATTCTGGGTGTTCAGATGTTCACTGCCGCTGGGGTCGCGGTAGGGGCAACCGCTACTGCCGTGGCACGTGGCGCTAACGTTCAGCGCCTTGTCGTGAGTATTCCCGCGCCGCCTGTTGCGGCGGCGTATGCGACGTTGACGCTGGCCGCGGGTGACCAGTTTTCTCGACTCTCGGCGACGTGGACGAAGGACGCGCCTCCGTGGGATGTCGGTATGGGTGCCGCATCGGTCGTGATTGGTGACGTCGAGACGACAATTGAGGACGTGCACCACGAAAGTGGCGCCGTGTGGCGGGCTGTAAGCGCGAAGATTGAGGAGGTAGGCTAATGCTTCCTGGCGTTTATGCTCCTGGTGCTGTGATTGACGCCCGCCTCCGAATCTTTGTGGACGGTGTCGAGCGAGAACATGTCTCCGCTGAGTGGGAGGGACACACTAGTGGCGGTCTGCCTGAATCGCTGATTGCGGCTGGTGACGGCGTCTTTTCTCGCACTGGCAGGATTAAGTGGGCTGCGGGCACCGCTACTACGGCCGTTCCCTTTGCGCCGGTGGGGGAGACCCGATGGGTTCCTCGTCATGGCGCGTCGGTAAAAATTGTTGCCGAGGTAAACGGCGTGACGTTCCCCCGATTCACAGGCGTTTTGGGCGCATCGACGTACTCTCTGACCACTGATGAGGTGGAGACGGCAATTAGTGACGGCCTGTCGGCGGCGCTACAGACGCCTGTGACGATTGAGCCGGCTGTGCTGTATAAGTCTCAGACTACTGGCGGGTGGACGGCGTACCAGGCGCTCGAACAGGCAGGGTATGGTGTGCTTCCTCCGCCTCATGAGACTACTTTGGTCTATGCACCTGGCGCATTCGGCCTAGGAGCAGGAGTCGGTGCGTTTGTGGAGGCTGGCTCTGTGAGTGAGTCTGTGCCGGGGTTCCTCACCTCAACCAATACCGTCTATGCCCCTATTAAGGGTGTTGACCGTCATAACGAGGATATCCTGGCGGTGGCTCGTGTCGTCCCAGATCGTGACGCATCAATCTCGCTGAAGCTTCGTGGTGAGTCTGAGGTGATGCTGGTCTGGTCGCGAGATGTGTCTATGCTGACCCTATCGCAGAGCGGCCAGCTCATTGGTCAAGTAAAGGTGACATCCCCGCAGAAGTATCAGCTGCTGGCTGTCGCGATTGCGTGGGACTCAATCACCGTGTGGACAGATACTGTCAACAGCCAAAAATTTAACCACCGCTTGCGTGGTGACGCAGAGCTCGAGACGGCATCGTGCTCAAATACTCTAGGTCTTCATGTATCTCAGCATGAGCCGATTATCGGCGATTACTCCCGTAACCATGTGTCAAAGATGAAGCGAGAAACCCCTCCGAAGATTCTGGCATCAGCAATTGCAACTGAGCCTCTCTCCGCAACACGAGGATTCGAAAACGTGGAAGCTGCAGAGGTTGTCACGGCGTGGTGCAACGCCACGCTGTCAACGGTTTGGGTGGACGAGGAGGGCACGCTGGTGATGGCGGCTCGTGACCGTCTTGCCTCGTCCTCATCTGTGGTGACGGATGTTGTCTCTGAGCGCGTTTTTTCAGGCTCATGGCAGACAGCTCGTGACGGTGTACGGTCGCTTGTGCGCGTGAATTCTCTGCAACCGTCTGCTGATGATGGCGCGTGGGCTGCCGGTCGCGGCGGCAAATCCTATTCTGGTGCGGCGGCTGTCGCCTATGACGCCTCAACGGTAACTCCTCTGACGAAAAATGCCGACAACGTCCAGTTCATCAACTGGGAAGACAACGTTGACGTGGTCAGGCTGGACACAAATTACCGCCCCATCGTGAAGGCGAAGGACAATGTCTTCGACTGGGACGCTTTCAACACGCTGACAGGCTCATGGTGGGCCATCAGCTTTGAGAACAACGAGCCGCCTCCTGGTTGGCGCTGGACCGGTGGAGCACCTCAGCACGAAACCATCAGCGGCAAGTTGGAGAAGCTCGGACAGCGTGGCGTGAAGCTGACGCACCGTGTCGATGTTCGAGGCAGTAATAACGTCACCTACTCGCTGGTTGCGCCGTCTCTGGGCGTGGGCACGCTCGGTCAATGGGCGTGGGGCCGCCCGATGACGCTACTGCGTGCTGATTGGGTTGTGACGTGGGAGAAGAAGCACTTCACCGCGTATTCACGTAAGGGCGGCGCTGGTGCATTTGTGCTGGACGCAGCCTGGTATGTGACGACTAAGGACGCGCGGAAAATCGCGGAGGCGCTGGCTCAGGAAATCGGGACGGAGCGCATCACGTTTGATGCCATTTCCATGCTCTGGGATCCCCGCAAGCAGACAGGTGACACAATCACGTTGAATGCGGGGAAGTGGGTTGCTGAGTGCATCATCACTGGCTCTCGTGAGTCGTGGGATGGTCGCGTCCCAACCGTCTCATATGACTTGGAGGCGAAGAAGGTGCTGGCTCTCGCCCGCGGCGAGGGTGCGCTTTTGCCGCCTGCTGAACCTCCTGTAGAAGAACCCGTTAATTAAGGAGTAAAAAATGCCTGAACCCCTCGTGGAGGCAACTGCCCGGTATGCTACCGTGCATGCAAATTTCGCAACGCACCAAGCACTGGCTGGCCTGCCAGCGCTTGTAACTTCTGGCGTCGTGCTGTTTACCCCGTCTTGCCTGGCTCATGATGAGACCACTATTTTCACCCCCTGCGCTGTCAGGGGTTTTTTGGTTAACGGCGAGCTCCGCTCCCACCCGCGCGGTGGAGAGAAGGGTGTCCAGCTGCTGGCTCCTGCCCGCTACACGGTGAAGGTCTCGGCGATTGGCGAGAGTGGACGTCAAGTGATTCTGGATCTGCTCACGCTGGATGTTCAGCCGGGGCAGGTTGTGAATCTGGCGGAGATGACCGGTGCACCTGGTGTGAAGGTCCCGCCGGTGCCGGGTCCTGCAGCTCCTAGTGTGGAGAAAAAATGGGTGGCAGAAGACCTAGGCAACGGCCTCGCCCGAATCGTAGAAAAGGAGACAAACTAATGGCAGACGACAAGGTTGTATTCGACCGCCTGGTCATCGCAGACGAACAGGGACACCTCACCGGCAAGCCCGCCGAAGGTATCCAGCAGCAGATTGACCAGGCGCTCGCCCCGCTGGAGAAGATCCCTGCTGGTGGCGCTAATGGTGAGGTACTGGTGCGCGCGAATGGTGACGGTACTCAGCTGGCGTGGCGTACTGTCCGTGACGGTGTGGATGGTCAGCCTGGCCGAGATGGTGCTCCTGGTCGCAACGGGCAGGACGGACGCGGCGTGACTCGCATCGAGCCTGCCGCCGGCGGTAAGGCCGTGAATGTGCACATGAGCGATGGGTCTGTGACGGAGGTTCCGGTTACTGTTACGTCGAATTGGACTGCTGAGCAGCAAGCTAAGGCGCAGGGCTACTGGCAGGTCGTCTCTGATGAGCCGCCGACCGAAACCCACATGTTCGGCGTCCCCGTGGTCTGGGTCAAGGGCGGTAGCATTCAGGCTCCCACTCCGGTTTGGCCGTTGACGCCCTCGGTTGATTATTTCCGCCGAATTATCACGATCCCTAACCAGGTCGGCGTAAAATTCACCATCGACGGTGTAGACGCAGCACCGGGTGACCATGCTGTGCCTGGTACTGACCTCCGCACTGTACGGATTGAGGCTCTCCCCGCGTCGGAACGCTACGTGCTGCCGAGCACGTTTATTTGGCCCCGCACTTTTGGTGATGTCACCAACCGCCCGCTTATCGCATCCGTGTCATTCACAGGCCGCACGGCTGGCGAGGAGCTGGTACCTGTCCGCCCTGAGTCCGAGTGGAAGACTTACGGAGATTTTAAGGAGCGTGACGGCGAGCTCTGGAACAACGCTCTCGGTGGCAACCGAGAGGTCCGTTGGCGGCAGAGTGGCCCCGGCATCGACGCTATCCCCAATAGCACTGATGTTTGGCGCCGCCCGTGGACGACCACTGACCGCGGCACGATCACTGATGCACGAGGTAAGGGCAATCTGGAAGATGCGATGCTCTTCGATGTTGGTGCGACCAATGTGTCAATCGAATTTGATGTAGCGGCAGTAAATGCCGCGACTAGCTTCACCCTGGAATTTGGTGTCTCTAAGGGCATGCAGAACTCCGCCGGCACCCAGGTAAGCATCAATTTCTCGCCCACCTCTAGCCGAATCAATGACAAGGCTAAGGGAGGGGCTTGGGGCCCGAACATCATCGCCGGCGCACCGACAGGAACCTGGCGAGTAGATTTCCTTGATGGCACCGCCATTATCACCTCACCGCAGGGTATCCGCGCCGTCCAGGATTCGTCCCCCATCCCGCCGGACAAGTACGGCCACTGGGTTAAGTTCTACGCGTTTAAGGCCGGAGCGGTCGAGTTCTCGGCGTTCCGCGTTTACCACAACATCACCGAGAGCTAGGGGGGACATGCTATACACAGCAAATCCTGAGCACCCTATGCCGGGCCAGGCCCATGTATGGGACGGCGAGAAATGGGCTCCCATCATGACCAACCCACACCCTGAGGTGGTGCTCCCCTCAATCTTCACAAAGGGGCACTACATCGGCCGGGGCACGGTCTGGCAACGTGACGCCTCTACGATGCCCCTCGCGGAGAACTCTGCAGAGATGGCGGACTGGATGTGGAAGAACCGCGTGGACCCGTGGGGGCGCACCGGCGACGGAACCTTCATCGCCGCGAAGGCCGCCGCCGGCGTGGACACGTCTCTGAACCGTTCAAGCCATAAGATGTCAACCGGCCCTATCGCGCTGCACGTTGTAGATTCCAGTCACCCGAATTGCAAATTCATCGACATGGACGCTCGCAGCGGATTTCCTACGATGCCCAAGGCTGAAGCTGACCAAATCGCGCGTCGCATCCCGTGGCCAGAGTTCACGCGCCCCGCAATTAATGGCGACAAAGGTCTGGCCATCTGGGACGTCGCGACCGGAATCATGCGCGAATTTTTTTCGGTGGAGAAAAAGCCAGACGGCGGATGGAGCGGCGTTATCGGCTACTCAGTCGCTCGCCCTGGCCTGCAGCATCTCGCCGAGGATAATTACGGCACACAGTTGCAGAGCGGCTCTAGCGCCGTAGCACGTATGCATAACAATCTCGGTTTCATCGGCATCTCGGAAGTCCGAGCGGGCGAAATTGACCATGCGCTGGCATTCACGTTCGGTGCTGTGGCGAAGGGCAACCCGCCGTCCTGGCCTGCATCTGGCACCGACGGCAAGGCGCCCGAATCAGAGAAGGGAAGCTCGCCTACGCATGGCCAGTGGGGGCGTGTGAAGTCCTCGGTAGACCCGATGCATAACCCCCGCACCGGCAAGCCCTTCAATCCGCTGACCCGCATGCTTATTCGCGCTGCTCAAAAATACGGGCTGGTCGGGACCGACACTAATGCCTGGGTGCACGCATTTAACGTCGAGGACGGGAACACTGAGAAGGCATTTTTCGGGGCAGACCCGTGGGCAGACCCTAATGGCCTTTCCGCTTGGATCGCCGATGTCTACAAGATTAACCCTGCCGACGCGTTCAATGTCTCAGATTTCCCGTGGGATCAGACCGAGTGGGCGCCGGTAGATTGGGGGCGGCCTGACGTTGATTTTATTCGCCGCACATCTGATGCGAATAACTGGCGACGTGATCGCGCTGAACGGGGGTTAGTCTCTCAATGAATGAAGGTTTCGTTATCCCGCCTGAGTTGTGGACGCTGGGAGGTGTGCTCATGGGTACACTCATCCCGGCGTTCCTGACTATGCTGGGGGCGCGAAGTCAGGCTCAGCATGAGTCGAACAAAGCACTAATTGATGCTATGGAGAGGCGAATTGTTGACCTAGAGCGCATGCTGCGGGAAGAAGCTGAGCGCCGCGACCTGGTAGAGCAGAAGGTGAAGGCGCTCGAGCAGGAAGCCTCTGCTCATGAGAAGAAGGCATCCCAGACTCAGAACCAGGCTCGGCAGGTACTGTCGATTGCGCTGTCTCATATCAACCGCTTGGAGTCGCATATTGAGGCGCGGGCAGACCCGCCGGCGCCTCAAGTTCCTGATGAGCTGAAGGCATATGCGGATGCGTTTCTCTGGTCGTCTCCGCAGGTCGTCGTGCCTGCTAAGCCAACTGAATAATCAAAATTGTGCCCCGCCGCTCATCTGTGTGATGAGTGGCGGGGCACCTGTATAGAAGGAAAACTCGATGTCTCAGCCTCACCGGACCGTAAGTGTCGTTGATGCAGGCGCAGACCCTACTGGGGTCACCGATTCAACGGCAATCATTAATGCGGCAATCCACGCCACGCATATTGCTGGCGGCGGCACTGTCTACCTGCCCGCAGGGCACTACAAGGTCTCAGAGCCATTCATTGAGCTACTCGGCGGCGTGCATCTGCAGGGCGCTGGCCGTGAATCTACCGTAATTTTTGCGGACACTGGCGCCGGGTCATCCAGCAAGACCGCAATCATCCACGCCGGCAGCTGGCATGCCCCTCGTATCGGCAGGAATAACCTCCTCATGGGAGTCTCTGACCTCTGGATCAAGAGCTCGCATCCGCGGGCGTCTCACGTATCCTCTGCGACTCCGCGCCCTGGCCAGGACGGCATGCACCCGAATGTGGGTGGCATCCTCTTGCATACCGAGCTGGGAGATAACCCCCCTGAACCTGACGGCGCCCACCGAATCGAAAACGTACTCATCTGGGACGTCGCGTTTGGTGTGGCGGTGCTGGGACTGGATGACCAGGGATGCCAGCTACGCAATATTCGCGTTCGCCGCACGCTTGGCCCCGGCGTGGTGATTGGCAAGTCCCCGGCCCATCTGGCATCGGTGACTGCTGGCCGCCGTGAAATCGGCGCAGCAGACAATATCCTCGACGCTGTCGACGTATCGGGCGCCAACATCGCTGGCGGCACGTCAGCGGGCTTCGAAATCTACGCTACCAACACCACCCTGACATCGTGTAAGTCCTGGTACAACCACCGCAGCATCCACGGCATCGACGGCAAGCCGGCAGGAATCTGGGATACCGCCAGCAACCATAAATTCACCGCCGCCGGCGCAGGCTTCTTCATCCGCGGCGGACGCAACATGCTCGCCTCATGCACGGCCCAGGAAAACGGAGGACACGGTGTGGTCATCGTCGGCCATTCCTCGCAGATCACCGGATGCCGCAGCGCCTCCAGCTCCTGGCACGACTGCGTCAGCGGTGAAGCCAAGCCCGCAGAGGCTGCGGATTTCTTCGTCACGAACTGGGCACACCACCTCATTCTGAGCTCGAATATTGCGCAGGCAGAGTACAAGGGCAAGACCCCTCGCTACGGCTTCGCCATCGAGAGGTGGGCACACGACATCAGCGGCACCTCAAACATGACCGTAGACATCCCCACCCCGCACCGCGCCACCGACATGGGCGTGGCAGTGAAGCTGGAAATCAACACCAACACCATTAATTAAGGAGACAACACTATGAAGTACATTGATATCGCAGATTACAATTCCGTTTCGTTTACCCCCGAAGACCGTGTGACTATCGTTAAGAGCGGCGAAGAGACCATCGAGGTCCTCGACGAGTCGGTTGACACGATCGTGATTCATCACTGGGGCAACGATGGCCAGTCTTTCGAGCAGGTGTGCAGCTTCCTCCAGAGTAGCCCTAACTCGTCTGCCCATTTCGTGGTTGAGGCAGGCCGCTGTGCGCAGCTGGTAGACATCAAGAATGTTGCGTGGCATTCGGGCAACTGGGATGCGAACATGCGCTCAATCGGCATTGAGTGCCGCCCGGAGATGAGCCCGGAGGACTTCGAAACTGTTGCTCAGGTGATTGCAGATTTGGAAGTTTATTACAACCGTAGCTTCTACGTGCACGGCCACATGGACTTCTATAACACTGAGTGCCCGGGCCGCTGGTACAGCCGACTCGAAGACCTCATCCGCCGCGTGAACGAGATCAAGGATGGCAAGGTTGAGCGCGGCGTTGAGAATGTTCCCGCCCCACTGGACAAGGACAAGGTCTCAGAGCTGCGAGAATCCTGGGCGAAGCTGAAGGACGCGATGGCCGAGGTTGAGGAGAAGATTGACAATGCGTAATCTGTCTCGCCGCCAGTATGCGGCCCTCCGCAAGGTGTCGTATGCGCTCGGCCCGTCACTTTCTGCAGTGCTGGTTGCCTTCGGCATCTGGACGAGTGACCAGGCGGCGGTAGTTGCCGGTGTTGTAACTGCGATTTTGCCGAACATCCTGGCCTTCTTCAACGCCGGCCCTGGTATGTACGAAGACCCCTCTGGTGATACATCTGCGGAGCCTGCCGGCTCTGTTGAAAGTGGTGAGTAAATAGCGACTAGGTATGGTTTTACCCCTTGAGTTCCGCGGAATATCAAGGAACTAGCCACCTTTGGTAAACAAGGCTTTCTAAAACTTGCGGGGTACCTAAGTACCTCTCTGGTTTAAGGGCAGAGACCCCCTGTGTTCC